CATTTATATTATCATCTTCCCCCAAATAAGTTTCAAGTATTAAATAATATAAAGAAAATGAAAAGTCATAATATAATTCCATTTTTTCAGAAATTATATTATTTATCCTGAACCAGATATCTACATCTTCAGGTTTAATTGGTTGGGTTATGTAGTTAAAAAAATTGTCCATAGGTATTAATCTATGGACAAATGATAATAAAAATTTTTTATATGTAAATTATTGGGTTTTTTGCTTATACCCCATTAATAATTTCATTCTATTAAACTCTTCAGTTAATTTTATTTGTGATTTATGATCAACACTTTCATTATTAAGTTTTAAACCTTTACCTGTCTCCTGACCTGGTTTATCACTAATAATTGGTTGTGGTGATTTATTATATGCCGCTCTTTTAGCTTTATTGTAAGCTCCTTTCTTACGGGTTTTATTTATATTTTTATTAATATCAGTTTCTTCAGAATTTGCCCACTCTTTATTATTTCCGGTTTTAGAAGATCCTTCAATATTATCGTCCATCCAATCTTCATTTGGATGCATTTCATCATAATCTAAAGTTTGCATTCCAGGTCTTAAATAATCATCAATAAATTCATTTCCATCATCAGATACTTCATAAGCCTTTTTTTCCATTTTTTCTAACTCACCGTTACCTTTTGGAAAATGTTTTGGGTTGGTATTAAATTTCTCTTTAGACCCACTTTTAGTATAATCTAACATTTTTTTAGAAAATTCTTTCATGTAATTTTCATTTTCTTTACCAGATCCTTTATGTGCCTTTTCATAAGCTTCCAAACCTGCTGGTGTTTTTCCTTTTTTTATATTACTTTTTTCTTTTTCTTCAATAATAATGTTTTCTATCAGATTAATAATCTCGTTTTCGGTAAACAATTCAGACCCATGACCAGAATTTAACCTATATAAAACATTATTATTTTCTTCCAAGGAAGAATTATCCGTATATTCTTTATTACCAAGTTTAAATTTTCCACCTTTTGGTGTTTGTCTTAATTTATTCGTGAATGAATTTCCTTCCGCAGTTTCATCTTCTTCCATGTAAGATTTATCACCACACTCCATACATTCACCTTTATTCTCTTTTGTCTCTCTTTTCTTTCTTAAGAGTGTAAAATCTTCTTTATCAATTCTATTATTTTTATTTTTATCTATATTTTTTTGTTTACCAAATAATCTTTCGGTTATTTCTTCAATATCAGAATCACTTAATTTATTATTATTTCTATAACTCTTACGAGTTTCTAAAACCTCACTATTTTCTTTATATCCACATGATTCACACGCTTCTCCTTCTCTCATTTCTCCACCGCATGATTCGCACATTTCTCCTTCTCTCATTTCTCCACTACATGTTTCACACATTTCTCCCTCTCTCATTTCTCCACCACATGATTCACACATTTCTCCTTCAACATAGTCAAATGAAGTTCCAGGTTTATTAAATTTTAATTTTTCCATTACTTCTTTTGCTTTATCCTCTAAAGTTTCATTAAGAATTTTTTTTAATAAAACATTATAATAATTGTTATTTTTCATTTTCTTGTTTATATATAAATATCAATGTTTATTCAATTTTTCCATTTCTAAATAAATTATATTTCTAACATAGTTTTCTGTTATTCCATAAGACTCACTTATATTTGTTATAACTCTTTTTAATCCTTTGTTTTCAAAAATTTTAAGTGCATTAATATCCCCTTGATTACAATAAGGAAACTTTTTACATTTTTTCTTAACTTGGACAAATTTACCTCCAGGAATTTGAGTGTTACGGCTTGGTCCCCAATCTTTTTTGTTGGTTGACTTCGCCCATATCGAGGGCCCTGAGTATTGACCTGATGATGCCGATCCTGTGGCTTCTTTTGTTTCTCTTCTACTTGGTCCGTTAGAATGTTTTTTGTCTTGACATTTACAGTTTTTCATATCACAAATAGGACACACACTTTCTTTCATTTCACGACCAAATAAAGGTGCCGAATAACCACCCGAACTACCTGATCCTGTCATCTCTTTAGTTTCTTCTTTTTTACTTTTAGTTATTTCTAATAATGAATGTAGAAAATCGTTAATATCTTCAGGATTTTCTAACATTTTTTTTAATTCGGTTCTTGTTTTACTTACTGACATTTTGTTTTTAACTAATGTTAGTATGTCATTTAAATTAGTTTTTTTATCTTTTAAATAATCTTGTGGTTTTGTTTTTTTCTTTTTTTCTTTTTCTTCTTCCATTGGTTGGAAGTTTTTTCTTTGTTTGGACAAGTCAACCCCATTTACCCCCAATCCGTTTGCGGCATTATTATATTCTTTATTAAACATGTTAATCATATCCATTATGAACTTTTAAATTTAGATTCCCAAAAATTTCTTTGTTGGTACATTATAGTATAAAACTCCCTAAACGATTTAATTATTAATTCTTTAACATCTTTCTCTAATTTACCTCGTTTCATCTCTTTAGAAATTCTTTCTAATAATTTATCTTCAAATTGTTTAGCTGTTGCCGACCCTAAAAAGTCTTTTATTTCTTTTTTTATTAATGATTCAATTTCTCTTTTATCCGATTGTGTTAGTGCCATTTTATTTTACTATTATCCCATATGTTAATCCTCCTATAATAGCTGAGGAAATAATCTGAATTATTGTATTTTTTCTTTTTAATTTTCTATTGTCTGATGTAAGATCTTTATTAATATTATCAACAATTTGAAATTTATCATTTGTTTTTTGAATAATTATTTCACTTGTTTTAAACTTTTCTTCCATTGTTATAATAATAGATTGTTGTACCTCAATTTTTTTATTTAACTCAACAACCTCATTTTTGGTTAATTTTAAAATCGCGGAAGTAGAATCCAATTTATTTAGATCCATCATGATCTGTTTTCCTACTTTATAAGGAATACATATTTCAGTAGTATCTTCTTTTTTTGTTGTTTGGGATAAAATAGAAACCCCAAAAAACACAAATAATATTAGTATTAAATTTTTCATGTTTTAAAAATTATATCTTAATCGTAATAAACTATCAATTTGTTTAGGGTTTGAGTTTTTAATTTCATTACCTTTTTGTTGGTAATAGTTATTAACAACTTCTTTTTTTATTTTAATATTAGATATTGTTGAATCAATTTTATGTATATCTTCATTATATTTTGTTATTTTTTCATCTAATTTTTTTTGATAGTTAATCATACTATCAATATCTTTATTAAGTTGTTCAATTTGTTTTTTATCCTCTTTTGACATTCCATTATCAACTTTTGTCATATCGTAAATAATTAAACCAATTAATATAATAACAAATGTTAATATAATGTATTTGAAGTTTTCATTTAAAAAATTTTTCATGTCTCACTTGTTTTTTTTCTTGATGAAACAATTTTAGACCATTTGGTTTTAAATTTTTCATAATATGTTTTTAATTTTAACGACATTTCACTAAATTCATCATCAAGTTTGGTCATAGTTCCATTTATATATACCCCATTTGTTTCTCCAATTGAAAAGAAAAAATCTAAATCTAATTCATTTATTTTTCCTGACCATTCAACATTTGTTGGATATAAATTTAATTTATTAAAGTCAACGATTTCGGTAACATCTTGTTTAAACTCATCCATACTTTCTTGAAAAGCGGACTTATCATCAGTTGTTAATTGTAAATCTGTTGTGTTTTTACTATGAATAACTAAAATCCCCCCCGATATTCTATATGCCTTTTTTTTATCTGATTTAACTTTATCAAATTCTTTATATTCATCTTCATCTTCATCTTTTTCCGCAGTTTCATACTTATCGTTTTGTATTTTATCCTCAATATCTGTCATTACATCTATTTTATTGTCAGGATCTTCAACAGGTTGTTCAATTAATAAACCATAATTTTTTTTAATACTCTTAATATCCTCAGTTAATTGGTTACCCCCAAGTAATTTTCTTGATGCTGATAATAATTTTTTTATTTCTTCGTAATTAGTCATTTTTTAAATATTTATTAAAAATTTCAAAATTAAAGGCCGGACTAACATCAGTAAAATCACTATCAAAATTACTTTTAGTTACAATACCTTCAAATTTTTCTATACCGTTTATTTTTGTATTATGTTCCACACTTTTTAATGGGATATTAGTTTCTTTGGTTAACTTAACACACAATTTTGAGGTTAAAATAATTTGTTCCTCAGGATATGGTTGCCAAAAAAAATAATCTCTCCATGTTTTATTAAAAACCTTTTGTTTATAAATATCACCAATCCAATTAATGTGATAATTTTTTAATGGTTCTTTTTCTAACCAACCTAAATTTTCCAAACAAACAATTACAGAGTTTCTGTTTATAGATGATGTTGTGTTATAATTAGTATATTCATCATTGTCCAATAACTGAAGAACTTTACCATCTCTTGTTACAATATAGTTAGGAATTTTATCATATTTACCATTATGTCTATATTTTAATGATTGTAAAAAATCATTTATGTTTCTAGACGTATTAGTGAGTATAATTTGTGTTTTGTTTTTATTTTTTTTCTCTGATCTAAAATTTCCGTATTTTATTATTTCATCAATCATTTGTTTTAGTATATCTTAAAACTTTATTTTGTGTGGTTGTATTTACGGTGGTTAGTCCTGTACTACCATATTCTATATTTGATAATTCAATAATTTCAGGTTCGACTTGGGGGGTGACTTGGGGGGTATAATGTGTGGTATGATGTGTGGTATGATGTGTTAAATAACTTTCAGGAATCTCAATCTCATCATGTATGGTATCATGTATGGTATCATGTATGGTATCTTCTTTGTGAGGGACACCAGTGTCCCCCTCTAAATTTTCTGTGGATTTTAACAGAGGGACATCCGTGTCCCCCTGTGAATCTTCGTCTTTTCTTTTTCCTTTAAATGCTTGGTTTGTTGCAATAACTAACGTAATTGCTAATGGATCAAAAACAAAGATCAAAATTAAAATAAAAAGATTTGCGGTTCGTTTAATATCCCAATCAAGTAGTTCACTAACATACTTTAAAGCTCCCAACTCACTTCCCGAAATTTCTTTTGATTCCATGTTTAAGATATTAATATCAAGTTGGGTGATACTATCATTCATACTATCAATTCTTTTTGCTATTGTGTCTCTCCTTACTTGTGCTTGTGATAGTTGAGATTCAAATAATTTTCTATTACCTTCGTTGGCTTTTGTAATTACCTGTCCGGTTATTCTATCCACAGATTGTGTTGTTGTGTTATTAGATACCCCGTCTCTTAACTTAGTAATGTCTCCATCTAAAATGTTTTTTTCTTTTGTTAGTTCGTCTTTAACTTCTTCAAACCTTTTCTTTTTTACCTCAATATTTTTAACTTGTTTTTCGTTAATTTCAAGTTTTGCAATATTTCCTTGAAATCCTGTACTTAAAAGCCCGTATATTCCAAGTGAAGTTATTAAAGAAAGGGTCACAAGAGCAATGGTCATATAAATTTTTAAAATTCCATATGTTTCTTTCCATTTGTCGTGAAGATATGTTGCAATTGCAATTTTAGATATCTCAAGAAATGATCCCATAATAATAACGGGTAATGCCACACCAACAAATACGATTGATAAACCAACAACACTATAATATGCTGCGGTTCCTGACAAACCCAAAGCACAAAATAATAAAAACCAAGGTAAAAATTTTTCTTTCATAATAATTCTAATATATTTATAAATACTAATATAAGGTATTTATATAATTATGTCACTACTTAGAGAAACAATACGTAAAGTTTTAATCTTAGAAAAGAAGATTGCTGCGATCCAAGCAAACCTTACTGTTACCATGAATTTAAAGTACCAACGTGGAAATGTACCTGTAATAAAGTCCCATGCTGAAAAACAAAAAAAAAGAGATTTTTCAAAAAGTGGTGATATAATTAGAGATTATGATATCTTAAATTCAGTAAATAAGGTAAAGAATGATATAGTACAATATATTGTCATTGGTGATTTATATGATGGTGTTCAGTTTGTTATTAAAGATGAATCAACCCTACTTAATATTCCAATTCTAATACAAGAAGTTAATCCTTACGAATTTAATCTTGTTATTAAAACCGTTATGCGGGGGACTGATTTTTATATTGGTAGAGGTCAACTAGTTATTACCGCAAAATAAACCCCCACTGGTACCAATGGGGGAGTGTAATTTCATCTTACATCACGAGTAAGATTGAGGATTTTCACCTAGAGAACATCGTGTCTCATTCCGCCGAGTTGTAAGGGTAATCTCGGTTCAACCCTCTCCCACTTAACGATCCTCTATTGTAAAACCTGCAGAATCAACTTTAGGTCCATTATCTACAATCATTTCAGTCACAATTTCACCATTAATAAATTTAGAGACGGAACAAAATTCAACCTCCATATCATCCTCAATAGTTTTTTTTAATTCGTCGTATTGTTCTTCATTTTCAAGAGAACCGCATTGAGTCGCAATACTATGGTATACTTTTAGTCTATAAGCACCATAAGGATTTTTAAGTTCTTCAACTTTCCAATCTTCTTCTGTTAATTCAGATAATTTCTTATCTCTATTAACAATAGTTGCTGAACGATGGTAACCACAGTTACCACAGTTAACATATTCTTCACCTGTTTTGTAATAGAAGTCGTCAGACGCTTCGTGTTTACAATTTGGACATTCAATAAAGTCTAATACACTTCCCATAATTTTTATTTATTTATTTATTTATTTTACAAAGATATATAATTTATTTTAATTCGCCAAATTTTTATTATAAATAGTCAAATAATTCTGAACTATCGTTTCTTAATCTTCTTAACGCCTTTTCTTTTATTTGTCTAACTCTTTCTTTTGTTAATCCAAAATCACCCCCAATATCTTCCAAAGTTCTTGGAGTTCCTGTGATCCCAAAATAATCACCAATAATTGATTTTTCACGATCATCTAAATTATTTAATAACTTTAACATTTTTTCTTTTAAAATATCGTTTGTATTAAAAATAGCATCAGGAGCTTCAGCCTCTTGATTAACAATCATATCAATAAGTGTATCCCCTTCTTCATTTATTTTCATGTCTAAATCAACAATAGATGGTAATCCAGTAAACTTATCATCCATTTTATTTCCAGATTGTTCAACTTCTTTTTTCGCCCTATGTAAATCTTGTACAACATTAACTGGTAATCTTATTGTTCTCGAATTATCATTTAATGATTGTAAAATTGATTGTTTAACCCACCATACTGCGTATGAAATAAATCTAAGATCTTTATTCCAATCAAAATTTTTAATTGCTTTCAGTAAACCATGATTACCCTCAGCAATTAGATCTTGTAAATCTAATCCTTGGTTTTGATATTGTTTTGCAACTGTTATAACAAACCTTAAGTTACCCACAAGTAATTCTTCTTCAATTTGTTTTTTTTCAATTTCAGAAATATTATCTGATTTCATTTTTATCGCCAAAGTTTTTTCCCTTTCTGGTGACATAACTTTAATTTTTCTAATATCTTTAAGATAGTAATATACTTCTTCTTGATTAATTGGGATTCCTAAATTTTTACTTTTCATTTTTTTTTAATTTAATTGTGAATATTCGTCTAATTTTTGTTTTTCTAAATCTGTTAAAGATTCTAAACCACTATCTATAATTTTATCCAACAATTCATCTAATGTTAGATTACAACGTTGATTAAAGTTCTTAATTAAATTAAGAAAATCAAATGGGTCATTGTCAAAAAAATTAAGTTCTTTTTTTTGTTTTGGTTTTCTTGTTTTTTTCAAAGATAAAAGATAATCAAGATGCTCTTTTGGTATATTAGAAGAGGTTTTATTTGGTTTTGGTATTAAAAAATATTGAGTACTGCCCAAGTTGATAAAAATAAAATTAACCCATTCTGATACATATTCAATATGTAAGTCTGATGAAAAATGGATAATTGCATTTTTTTCACCAGAAATTAATTTGGCTTCGTTTGATTTCATTTCTTTTGATACTTCAAATGCGATCTCTTTTGTTTTTTCTTCTGAGTTTTCTATGGTTTCATCGTAGAAAATAAAAAGTAAGTAATTCATATGTGTGTTTTTAATTGTTTTTACAAATATAGGAATAAAATTATAATAAATCACAAAACTTTTGAAAAATTATTTTCTTTTTTAATTTTAACCACATGATCCCCCCATGTACCCACAATACTATTGTGACTAATAACAAAAATCTTTTCAAAGTAATCCTTGATCTTTGTAAAGAACTCATATACCATCTCTAAGTTGTCATTGGCAATTTTTCCAAACACCTCATCTAAAACCACAAGATTTGGTTTTGGTAAACTTGAGATCTTGGTAAGAACAGATCTTAAAGCTAAAGATGAAATTGTCTTTTCAAATCCTGAACCTGAAGTCATTAATTTTTCAATACCTGTTTCATTATCGGTCATAATAAACTCGACTTCATTTTTATCGTTGATTCGAACTTCCAATTTAAAGTAACAAGAATCTTCCATTAATCTTTGTAGTTCAGAGTTTATTAGTGGCATCATGGTTTTCATAATCATTTTAGATATACCATTCTTACCATAAATTTCTAAGTAAATCTTATATATTTTATCTTTTTTCTCTTCTTCTTTTATTGTTTCAATTTTATTTTTATTAAGATCAATTTTTTCTTCAAGTGATTTAATTGATGATTCACTTGTAGTAATTGAATTACTAATTGTTCTTCTTTGGATTTCCAAATCATCTAATCTAATGTCAGCTTTTATTAATAATGAATCAATCTTTTGGTTTTCTTGAATTTTATCTTGTATCTCTTCCCAACGTTTAATCTTATCGTTTAATGATTCAATTTTTAAATTACAACTTTCAATACTTAATTCATACTTTTCTTTAATGAGTTTGTTTTTTTCATACTCATCAAATTCTTTTTTAAGTTGTACAAAACTTTGTTCTTTGCTTGATAAAACATGCATAAGTGTCGTTTTTGTGTTTTTTTGCCCAATTAACCCATCAAGTTCTGTAATTTTTGCGTTGGTGATCGATGCGTTCATTAACTCAATTCCACAATGAGAACATTTAATTCCTCCCTCTACTTCTGATTTTAATTTAGTTATTGATTCAATTTCAGTGTCAAGTTTAATTGTCTCTTTATAAACTTCATTATATTGTTCTTTAACCTCGTCATGTTTATTTTCATAATAAAACTCAGATGGTTCAACAACTTTGATTTCGGATATTTTTAATAAAAAACCATTCTTATCTCTTTCAATTTCTTGTATCTCAACTCTTGTTTTATCAGGTTTTAACAAACTTAACTCATGATTAATATTTGTATGTTTTTTCTTTAACATATCATCACGATATGATTTACCCTTTGTAATTGCATCATTAACATTAAACAAACTTTGTTCATTAGTTTTAATTTGAACCTTTAATTCTAAAATTGATTCTTGATGTGTTTCAATCTCACTTTTTAATTGTTCTGAAGAATAAATGTTTGATATCTTTTGTTTTGAGAAATCCCCATATATTTCTTTGGCAACTTCTTCTTTTCTTTTTAAAAATTCAAGACCCATAAATCTTGACAATACTTGTCCTCTTGATGTTGGTTTTGCTTCTAACAAATCTTCAAGATTTGATCCTGTTGTTAGAATTGTAGTTAAAAAATCTTCTTTTGTTCCAATTGAGTTTTTAATAAAAGATTCAGTTTCTCTTCTTTGTTCTCCAGTAAAGTTTAATAATGTTCCATCTGATAATTTTTTAAAAAAATCCAACTCTGTTTTAACATTCGATTCATTTTTTTTGGATATTTTTCTTTCAATGTTTCTAACAATAACATAATCCTCACCGTCAATTGTAATTTCACCTTTAACATGAACCTTGTCTTTGTTTGAATACCTGTTAAATATTTCTTCGGATTTTGTGGTCTTGGTTGTTTCATTAAAAAACAAGAACATTAATAAATCTACAGTAAGAACTGTTTTACCACCAAAATTTGGTGGATCAGACTCAACAACCACAATACCATTTAATTTATCAAAATCTAATTTTTGATTTTCACCATATGATAAAAAGTTTGAAAATTCAATGTTTCTAATATACCACTTTTTAAATTGAGATTGATTTTCTTCATCTCCAGACATTTTGTTTTCAACCATATTATTGATTGATAACACATCTTCT